TTCAAGTTGGAATTTAAGTTGGTTTTCTTGCGCCTGATATTCTTGTTTAGCCTTCTCCAACTGCATTTCTGCTTGAAGTTTTTGCATTTCAAGCTGAGAGGACATTTGCATTTCAGCTTGTTTAGCTTGGCTATTAGCTTGCAATTCTTGTTGTTTAAGCTGTGCTTGTGCTTGAATTTTTGCTTGTTCGCCTTGCATTTGCATTTGAGCTTTTTGCATTTCAGGAGTTGGTGGCTTAGGTTGTCCTTCTGCTTTTTTAGCTTGTTGGCGAAGTTTATCAGCAGTTTCGTCAATAATGCCTTCTAATTGTTTTCCTGCTTTAAATGCAGTTACACCAAATTTAAGCATTTCAATCGCCATAGGAGCAAGTTCAGGTTGAGATTGAACCAATGGTACGGCTTGTTGAAAGAATCCACCTACAGCTTGTAAGAATTGCATCCTATCTTGCTTTTCTTGTGCTTCATCCTGATAAATCATTGAATCAGAAGTTACTTCAATACGGAAGTTTTTACTGGCTTCATTGCGTAATAACTCGATTGCTTGGGGAATATGCTGTTTATCTTCATCAGATAATTGCATAGCTCCCGAAATCTTAACTAAAGTATCGTCTGTAAAGTGATTACAGATAATTTGGGCTTTAATTGACAACAAAGATGTTGCAAAATCTACTACTGCGTGTTGTTGCGTCTTTAAGCGACCAGCAGCGTTATTAGACTTGATAATCTGTGCGCCAAGTGTGTCATTAGGGTCTGATTGTCCACGCTGAATGTCAGCAATACCCATTAATTCATAGATTTGACCTTTAACTTGTTCCATTGCTTGATAACATTGTTGAAGTGCCTGGGCGAATGGGGTAATGTCAACTAAGTCAATAGCACCCTTCATGCCTTGTTTTTCAGCAAAAGCCATCCAATTATGAACAGGAATTAAAGTATTGTTTTCGCCTTCTGAGAATAAACGCTGTAACTCAGTAGCAGAAGCATCATAAACACCTCTGACTTTAAGAGCATTAATAAGCCCATCAATTCTGTCGCATAAAGCGTCTAATTCCCTAGCTTGGTCTTGGTAAATAACAAAGTCAGGAATAGGCTCTAATGAGTCAGTAGTTAGGGTTGCGTAAAGTGGTTTAGGACAAGGCCAGAAGTTTTCAAGTTCAAGCGGGTCATCTCTTTCATCAAGAATCTTACCTAATGACTTAGAAATCCATAAGACTTTACCTGTTTGTTTGTCCCAAATCTCATAAATAAGCGCTTCATAAGTTGTGTCATCAGACTTATAAGATGATTTTAAATCGTCAGGCTTAGTGTCTAATGGGATTTTATAGCCTAAATCTTCGCCAAATCTTTCAACAAGTGCAGGGCGAGACATATAAACTCTGCGCCATACTGCGGTTACTTCTTCCCAAGTTCTAGCGATTGTGTGTCCAAAATCTTTCCAATGAACATAATCTACAGGGCAACATTCGTACTCTATACGCTCTTGGCTTTCATTTGCCATACCTTCTGTGGCTTCAGCTTCATCTGTATCTTCTGTGATTTCAACGCCATCATCAGGCTCTCCAGCTTCTTCACCTATAATATGTGGCTCATAGCGCACCCAGGCTACACCACGCCCACCTAATAAGCGGTCAAGAACAGCATTAGACATAGCTGATTTATAGTCGCCATAATGCTCAATCTCAAACTCTAAAGCTCTTTCAAGCATCATAGAGGCAACTCTGCCTATTGGGTCATTATCTCTAAACCTACGACTTACATCAGGGCGTGGAAGTCTAGCAAAGATGGCAGGTTGAATGGTTTGAACATTTGACCATAAGATATTAAACCTAGCATTAGGATTGCGGTCATAACGACTGTCATCCTTATACTTCTTTACTATGCGGTCAACTCTGGCTTCCCAACGCTTATATGAGCGTTCATAGCCCATTATGGTGCGATACCAATCTTCGTAACTATGTTCCATATTAATTCCTAGGTAAATGCGCCTACAGCAAGAACAGTAGCACCTGCGCCTGTGGTAATACTCCATGCACCACTAACTGATTTAGCGTTAATTTCAATAGAATAAACACCTATTGGGGTGCTTGCTGTTGTGAGTGCGTAAGATGTTGCGCCATCTAATAGGGCTACTGTACCTGTTAAGGCTGTGCCTACTGTAATAGTTACTCTGTGTAGATAGTCACCTTTTGCACCAGTAACGCCTAATGCTTGGGCGGTCTGTGAGGCTGCGACTGTTTCGTAATAAAATCCATAATCGGCTGAAACTGCTGGCATATTAAATTCTCCTATAAATGTTTGAATATTTGGCGAAATGTTCTGTTATTTTACCCTTTTTATATTCTAATGTTTGATTTGGTCTTAGTATATTTCCACATATCATTTAGGCTGACATCGGTTTGCCCTACAAAAAGACCCTTAATAGGGGAATCAGCGTTAATAATTTTAGCTTCATCTTTCCAGATAAGTGATAGGTATCTAAAAGCATCAGCACCATGTGAAGTCCAATCATGCTTTGGCTTATCCCTAAATACTTTTCTATCTTGCTCGTATTCTCGCTGGTATTGCCTTAGACATTCAATGCCATCTGAGCATTTATGGTCAAACCAAGTCCTAGTCAATGCTAATCGGCTTGCTTGAATTCCGTCTTGCAAGGATAAATTAGGGACTATTTTTAGGGTTTTTAGGGGTATCTTATCGCTTAATTGTTCAATCACGCTGCGATTACTTGATAAGGTCTTAGCTATAGCGTCATGCGGAAGCCAATGAGTGCCGTAGGTATAACCCCTTTCCTGTTCTCTGCTTTGAATAATTCCAGCATAAAAGGCCACCGGTTGACCATTACTGGAATGATAGTCTAAGCACCTAATCTCACCATGCACGACTTGAAAGAACCAGATAGCTGTATCGTCTGAATAGCCTAAGTCCCAAGCTGTATGGACAGGGAACATAGGGTCATGTTTAACCTCTGTAATTCTTCCTTGGTCAGTCAGTTGGCGCATTTCTTTACCAAAATAAGCGCCTAGGATAGCCGATTCAAAATCACACTCAAACTCTTGTAAGTATTGGTCTTGAGTCATAGTCTTGGCTGCGTCATCTAGCTCCGCCTGTTCTAGTAGCCCTGTCTGACTAGCCCTTAAGACTTTGACATACCAGTCTTTGTCTTGGGTAGCGTTGTTGTAAACCTCCCAGAAGCTATTATGTCCCTTTGGAGTGCCTATAAAGGTACACCAGCCCTTTCTATCAGCTAATAGAGGTCTTAATACAGCACCGAATATAGAGGGCTTCATATCTGCGTATTCATCTAAAACGACCCCATCCAAGTAAAGACCTCGGAGGGCGTCTGGATTGTCCGCACCAAATAGCCTTATGCGTGCCCCATTAACTAACTCAACCCATAATTCTGACTGATTGGCTTTAGCTAATACAGGCTGAGAGAAGCGGACTAAGTAGTCCCAGGCGATTGTTTTACTTTGGGCATAGTATGGACTGAGGTAAGCGTAGCGCCCATCTTCCTTATCATCTATTAGCGCCCTATAAATTAGGTCGTTAATACATAGGACTGTCTTACCGCACCGCCTATGGGCCACAATAACTGACCATCTTTGGTGTCTATCGTGGAAGTCTTCAAAGACCTTCCGAGGACAATAGTCCATTTCAACCTCTAGGACTCCCTCACTCATTCAGGCCGCTTCCAGCTAATAACCATTCTTTGAGGGGCTGTTTCATCTCCAACTACTTCTTGGCGGGCTAGCTTGGGTAAGTGGTACTCCATTACAGCTTGTAACATGAGAAAAGCCTTCTCTGGGTTAGGTTGCACCAGCCATATAGTATTACCCTCTTTATCGTACTTAATGCAGCCCTCTTTATCGGTCTTTGGTATGCCGTGTGCTACATCCTCCAACCATGTTTGCATGCGTGGTGCGTTTTTATCTACAAACTTGGCGATGGCCTCTCTAGCTATATTAGTGACCTTATTGGGTGTGCCTGGAGGCCTTCCCTTCCCTGCGTTAGTTAAACCAGGGTATTTTGATGCTTTGACAGTCGAGCCATCTTCATTTATGGTCATGTCTTTATAACTTTTAGCTATTACTTTGGAGGTTTCCATAGTCTTTCTATATAAAAGTGTATTAAATAAACTTAAGGTATTGAATTTATTAGATGCAATATAACATAAACC